CTTACGGGCTGATCTGCAACATGAGGAACGGGGCACCCTGAGCCGCACCCGCACCACGGGACAGCACGAATCCGACATGCTGTGACAACGGGGTTTCACCGTCGTTGTAGATATGAGCGGCGACGTGACCGTCAAACCTCGCAACAGCCTGAAGGCTGTAATCCGTGTTGCCCAGATCAGTGGCACTGTTGCCGTTGTCGGGAGCAACCCAACACGGTCCCCACGTCTGAACCCAGAAATACTCCCCATCCGTGGCGATGCACGTCGGAAGACCGAGGAAACCTCTGGTCTTGGACTGTACAGCGTCACCGTCGATAAGGTCCAAATACGGACTAGCGATTGCTTCCGCGTGATCCGTTGTAGCGAGCAACGCCCGTTCCACCCCGCCATCGAGATAGAGGGTGATCGAGGTACCGGTTGCGGCCAGTGCCGAATTACCGATGATACCCCGTTGTATCGCCTTGCTACTTGCGTCGAAGATGAGAACGTACCCGCCACGCATCTCGTCCTTGGCGATAACACCCGCACCACCCGAACCGGTCGAAGCCGCGACGACGGTAAGTGTTACTTCCTTATCGCCAACGGCCTGACTCGCACCGAGAGCAACATAGCCGATATACTGACCGGTTTCGTGCTGGGCCAGGCAATCGGGGTTCATCGTCCCAGCCGCTTTCGCGTACCGGAACACACGGCCATCGGGAAGTGCGACCCGGTCACCGACCTGGTAATCGGGGTGCCTCACCGAGGAGTGCTGGTACAGAAACTCCCAACTCGACCCACTGCTGAGACCCTCGACCAAACCGGACGAGTGATCCAGCAACTTTGTTCTTGCTTTACCCTTCATGTCTTTCTCCTTCTCGCCGGGGTTAGGCGGCAGTCTCGGTGTGGAGCACGAAGCCAGCCGTCCGACGATTGAGACAGAGAATGCAGCAACGACCGTCCACGTAAACAACCAGGACCGTGTGCTGAGTCGGTGACTGCATGGGTGCTTTCTCTTCCATCCAATAGCCGTCCTGAACGACTGCACGGAGCTTCGACCAATCGACCGCGTAGATCGGATTGTCGCCGTCGTCGTCCAGATACGGAACGTACACAACCGGGTGGCCATTGACGAACGGGACGCCGTTCTCATTGACTCGCACCCGAACGCCACCCATCAGATCCACGGGCGTGTGGTTGTCGTCACGCTTGTCCAGCAAGTCGCACAGGGCGTCGTACTCGTCACCGGGGGCGTAAACGATTCGGTCAACCTCAGCGTCCGAACCAGGATTGTTGACGAAACGCGGGGGGAAGAAGCGTGTCTTGCGGAAAGCCTTGCGGAACTTCTTCAGCAGCGAGTTGTCAACCAGGGTGTACGTGTCGGCGTAGTTACGCCACTTCGCTTCGACGACCGCGTCCAAACCGGCACAAATGGTACCTGTGCTGGCGTCCTGGTACCTGATGGTCTGGCCTTCAAAGCCAGCGGTCGTAACACCGGCATTCAGCTTATTGATGTAATAAGGAATACCGTAGGGATACAGATTATCCGCAGCACTCGTCGGCGTCATCCAGCCACGCTCTTCGATCAGGTCAGCCCAGGCCCACAGGGCATCGCCAACACGAGTCTTAATCAGGCTGATGTAGCCCTTGCTCGAATTCATCTGCGTTTTGAGTTCGACTTCGTCCCACGCATACTGCGTGGAAAGCTGCGTCCACGGAATGTCGATCTGCTTATGCACATGAGCGACATTCACCGCGTCCACATCGAACATCTGACGGAATTTGGCCTGTCCGGTGTGGTCCAGGACCACGTTGCGTTTTACGGACGTGCCGCCATCAATCGTGATTCGCTTCTCTTCGAGGACTCTATTGAACTCATACCGCTGATAGGTCCACATGACCTCAAAGCGGTCTTTGGGGAGATCGGCCAGCGTGGTAGCGAGCAGATCAGCATGGTCCTCCATTGCAATTCCCATTGCATAGCTCCTGTTATTACTTCTTGTCCCTTAATGCTCGTAGTCTGCCTTCCGTGGCTTTTTCCAACTCAGCTTCGGTCATCGGTTCATTCTTCGCATCAGCCGGTGGGGCCTTTTGCTGGGTAGACCGGGTTGTCTTTGTTCTCTTTTTGAGACTCGCACGAATATCCGCACGAATCCCGGCATCCCGGTTACCCGCCGAAACGATAGCGTGGGCACGGGTCAGAGCATCGTGAACAGACAACGCTGCTCCATGGTGAACCGCACCACATGTAAGGTCGTCGGCTCTTGCAAACAACTTCTTCCGAGTCTCGAACTGAGCATCGGTCAAGTCCCTGACCTCGGTTCCGTACAATTCCCTGAACGGCTTCATCTCCGTACTCATCAGGAAACTCTGTGCCTCAGTTGCCAACGCTTTTACCTTCGAGTCGTTGACAAATTCTTGTGATTGGGCAACCTGGCCAGCGGCGTCATTGAGCCTATCGACCATGGCATTAAGCGGACCAACCAGGGCATTAATGAGGTCTTCACTGCCGTGCTCCTCAATTAATGCCTTTGCATCAAGCTTGGACAGGGGCGAAGCAGCATCGTCTTTCTTCACCGGTACTGCGTCGTCCTTTACCTCCGACGCGGCCTTTAACTCGCGGCCACGCCTGGACCACTCGGCGTTTTCCTTCTGCCACTCGCCGAATGTCTCCTTAAAGGCAGCTTGGGCTTCCTCTGGTTTCGTCCCAAGGTAATGGTCAATTTCTTCTTTTGTCCACCCTCTCGCCAGTGCTGCTCGCCTGTGACCAGCGGGAAGCATAACTTCATCTTCCTGCTTGTCGCCAGGTTTGGGCTCGGGATCAGGTTCAACCTCGGGCTTAACCTCGGATTCGGGTGTTTCCACCGGAGCGGGGTCGTCCTTAGTCGGAGGCACACTGACCGTTGTACCCAACATCTCTGCCTGCCTCGCCGCAACTTTGGCCTCAAGGGTCGAGGGCGTAACGTCCGCGTCTTGAGTGTCTTTGTTTGCGTCGTCGTCAGCCATTGCACTGTCTCCTGCCCACTGCCGCTTTCGCGGGGTAGAGGGCGTTTGTTAGAAGTAACTATTGGTGTCTACCCAACGTCTGTCTTTCAGGTAGTTTCTCCTCTGGGATAAACTGCGGAAAACGGGTCGGGCCATTCTTCCATCCACTACCACGTCGATGTTAGGAAATCGCCGCCGATGTTCCGCGAGATCGTCGGCCCTACCATCGAACGCCATTGAATCGGATACGATTGCTACCTCGTAGTCGCCCCGAACCGAGCAGACCTCGGCCCGCAGGTCTCGGACCATATGGCAGTAAATGCCCGGTCTAGGCGGGGGGTTACAAGCCACGAGAGGCATAATGTTCCGGTCGGCTATCGTCCGGAATTCCGTGACCTTACGGCCGCAGTCCTGACATTTGTAACAATACTGGGGCATTAGTTATTACCTCGTCCCATCTCTCGGTTGGCCAGGCCAGCCTGTCCCCCTGCTGCACCGGCCTGGGCCGTCTGTCGTGCCTGAGTCGAAGCCGGAGGCGTAACTGATCCTACCGCACTTCCCTGGTTCTGTTTAACGGCTGCGGCAGAGGCCACACCCTTTGACTGTTCAGGTTGGGGGCCTTGACGAACCGCGAATTCCATTTGGGCCACCAACTCGGGACTCTGGAAAATCTCGTCAATCCAACTGATACGCATTTCCTTGGCCACCCGGGTAACAAATGCCCGGAAACTAAATGGTGTACCCATCTGAGCCGCGATCTGAGCAGCCGACGCGGCAGCCGGAATAATCCGTACAGCCAGAACCTCCATCTGTTGCAGCCGTTTCTGCCAGTTAATCGGCCCCATCGACTCGTGCTCGATGTCAAAAACGTAGTCAATGAAGTCTCCCCGACGAGCCTCGGGTGTCAGGAATACCTGTGTCTCCTGTGTCCGTGCCGGACTCACCATTTGGATACGTTCATCCGTGATGTTGTACTCAGCCGGGACGAACTCACGCCGAATCAGGGGCAACTTGATGAGCGGATCAGTGTGCAGATACCAGGCCAGATTTCGCAGTACCGCATTACCCGCAGTATGGACCTCACCGTCCATGTACGCCAGGCCAGTCGAGGCGTTATCGTTCAAAATGGTCGCTTCAGTGGCCGATTCTGCGTCTACCCCAAGGCCCCCTGTCATATTGGTATTACCCGAAAACTGATTAAACCAGAGTTCTATCTGGGCAATAGTCCCGATATTGACCGGGTTTGCACCCCCGAAAGAGTACATTTGAGCCGATTGGGGGTTATCCATCGCGACAGCGGCGAGGTTGGGGGCGTCAACGATCTCTTCAGCCTCATCGGCACTCTGTCGCTGGTAACCCAGGATGTCCTTCTGGGCCATCGCCTGATCCAGGGCTTTCTTGGCGATTGCGTTTCCGACGATATGAAGATCGTGCCAGATTCCAGCCAGTGCTACAGGTAACGGATTGTTCGGTACCGGGGGCGAGAGGGATAGGAACGTGTACGGTCCACTGTCCGGCCCGTACCAGGTATCCTCTCGTGCGAACTTATCACCAACCGGATGATCGAACGGCAGGGTAACCAGGGTATTTGAGTCCTCCATCCAAAGTTCCATCAGGTCGATATAGTCGTGTAAACCTGATGATACGATCCGGTCTACCGATTGCTTCGAGAGTCGATGAACTTGGCTACCCTTGCTCAGTATCAACTCGGCTGAGGACGGCAGTTTCTCGATTACTGCGTTGTCGAACAACCCAGAGGCCAGGGCTGATTCACGTTCGATTCGGAACTTCTCACCGAGGAAAGATGCCTTTATCAGCTTCTTCGCATCGGGATCAAACGTGAAATCGTCGAGATCGACCGTGTCAACGTACAACTGACCGGGATCAACACCCTCTTCGCCGAAATACACCAGGTTGTCCGATATAGCCAGACCTGTTTTGAAGATACCCAGCGTAAAGATGGCGTCCACAATACCGTCTCGGAGAATACCAGGGAAATGTAGCTTTTTCGCAAGGAACTCCAGGCCCAAAGCGAGCAATTCGCCGTACGGGCGGTATGCCAGATAGTCCGTGTCGCATACTATCCGGGGATTACGGGCTATGAGGTTCGGGACGAGCACTCGAATGGCATTAAACGCCATGTTCAGGGGTTCCTCGCCCAACTCTCCGTGGGTTTTGTCGTAATACTGGCCCACGAAAGCTTTAATGAACATCAACCGAGCGGCTCGGAAATTGACTAATCTACGAAACCCTTTCTTCGCAGCCTCGTGCAAAGTCCTCGCGGAGGAATTCATCGCTGTGCCTCCAGATAATCTACCGCATTTTGCAGGCGATCCGTGGAATCTTCCATCATGCCCAATACCCGGTTGCAATCGGCACAGAGCAGTCCACGAACTCGGCCTGTTGCGTGATCGTGGTCCACTGCCAAACGTATTTTGAATTCGGATTGGCGTCTTTGGCAGATCGCACAACGTCCACCTTGACTCTCAAAAAGAATATCATACTGTCCTAGAGTGAGTCCGAACTTCTTTAAATCATGTTTCAACCAACGTCGTTTGTTCTTCTGATAATATTGTCGTGTATAGACGTTTTCACGCTTCCTATGTACCTGATGATACTGTCGCCTATATTCCTTGTGGCATTCTTTACACTGGGACATACACCCATCTCGGCATCGTTTGTCCCGGTAAAAATCTTCCAGGAACTTTTTCTTACCGCACTTTGTACAGGTCTTGGAATCCATGTTATCCCGTAAAGTTCCTGTTGTCCCACGTTCTTCGCAGTCCACGCCGCTTTTTCCGCTTCAACCACGTCTCGTACCGGCCCCCGAAGCTATTTGGGGGTAACTCTGTTGGTTTAGTGACGCGAATCCGTGAATTGCCCAGTCCTTTGTTACATAAAGCATCAGCGATCACCCGATCACCATGGGTCTTTCTCGCTGATGCACTTTCCTCCCGCAAACAGGCAGGTCCAATCGCCCCACCGGAGAAGTAAACATACATCTCAGCTTCTTGGATGGCCAACGCCGAGGGATTCACGAAACTCGCATGAGCGAGGGCTCTGCGGTAGTCACCCAGAAGCTCGGCCTTCTTCTCGGTCGAACTGTGCCACCCATACCTTTTAGGTTTCCCTTGTGTGATGCAATCCGCAGTCGGACGATCCAGGTAGCACTTCGGGTATCTCAAATCCCGGATCAACGTCCGACCGAAGAAGATCCCCGGATCGCCGTTGGACTCATAGATGATTAAGGGCCGCTGTCCTCGCTGGGCTCCCCCGAACCAAAGGGCCAGGGCGGCTACAATGTACGCGAAATCGTGTGGGGCGTAGTTCGCACTGGCCCACTCCGCGATTTTCATGCGTGTCTGAACACAACCGACCGAGACGACCGAGTTACTCGCCCCCATCCCCTTGCCGATGTCGATGCCAAAGACGTAATCGAGGGTCTGATCCGGGCGACCATCCACCAATTTCTGCCACATTGACAGTGGACCCTGCTTCAAGCGGCGAATCTCGACATCCGCGAGTAGGTTCCTGCCAATCGCCGTAACCATGTCTTTGACCGAGATGCTATTCTTGAAGCTAACATGAATCCCGGACACAACCGGCGGACGAACAAACGTCGCCTTGTACCTGGCCAGGACGTTCGACTCGAAGAAGTTCTCACCTGATCCGATATGGTCCCGATCAACGTCAATCGCCATTTCCTTCGGCGACCGGATCGTTGATTCCAGGTCGTACCAGGGAGCCCGAACCTTTTCCGTCTTGGTTGCCTCATCGACTACGATATGTCGCCCGATGCCCTTCTCGGGATGGTCCCACCACGGCATATCGAAGATTTTGATTTCACTGCCACTCATCCGCCAATTACTGAACGCGGTACCCGGTCCATTGGGGGTCGAGTTTGCCAGGCGGCAGGCGGTGACATCACGGGTAGACCGTTTGATCGCCTCCCCTTCTTCCATCTTCGCCATCTCGTCGAGGAGGATAGCAGTACGTCGGTCGGAGGAACCGGCATCAGCGTTCGCCGATTCCCCATCAATTCGGGATCGGTTGCTGTGATTAACCAGATGCAGAGTTACCCGGTTATAGGGGGGTCGCATCCATCGGGGAAGCCAGATGGTAAGGTAGTCAACCTTACCAAACAGGGTTCCGGGGTCAGCGGGGTTGCCAATGCTTTTTCTTCCAGGAGAATCGACGCAACTCTCTTTTCGGGAGATCATCAGGAAACTACGATCAGTCTCGAAGAGCCACTTATGGTAGAAGGCAACAACGTGGTCCCAGGTCGCCCCCATGTCACGGGACTTGTCCGTCATAAGATCAAAACCCGTGTCGATGGCTCGCTCGATCTCCGAGATATGGCCGTCCTGGATAGCCCACGTTATATACGGAAGATGGGCCTTGGATGACGGACACTGCATCCGTGTTCCATCAGGCATGGTAACAAAGAGCCGATATGTCCACGCAAAGGCGTTCACCCAGAAAAGCAGAGACTTGCTCGCAGCCGTGTACAATTCACGCTGAAAGCCAGAGTCCGCTTTGGCTCGTTCGAGCAGGGTCTTACGCCAACGTAGATTAGCCTGCAACTCCTTCGGTACCTTCAACCCCGTCTTCGGGTCCACCCAAAGAGTCGGGGTATTCGGAAAGGGCGTCGGCAGGATCAACGTCGGCATCTGGATTGTCGGTGCTGTCGTCATCATCGTCTATCGCGTCTTCCGCTGCGTCGTTGAGATCGTTCGCTACCATTTCGCTTACACGGTCAAGTGGGGTAAGGCCCGTGTCTTCAGGCGGAACAACACTCTTACCCTCGCGTCTCTCGAAAATGAACTGTTGAGCCCTTGCGTCGGGATTGGCGACATTGACGCTTATAGACCCGTCTTCGTGTTTCGTCTCTGTTTGCACCCCAATAGCCCGATCCCAGATCAATCGAGCCAGTTGCTCATCGTTAGATCGCTGGATGACAGTCCCGTCTGGACGAAGACCCTCGATGAACATTTCCTGTCCAATTTGTTCCAGCCACTCGCTCAGGGACTTGCTCATCAGGCCTCCCGAACGATGCCATGGACAGTACACATGGTCCTACCGGTACCCCACGGACCCGCAAATGCCGGTACCGTGGCTTTGGGACAGACGTACGGCGTTCTGAAATGTACCACGTAGGGCACACCAGGGGCCAGTACCGCACTCAGCAGGTACTTACCCGCCGTCGCTTCGTCCGCTACCAGCATGATATCCACTGTGCCTTTGAACTCTTCGGCCATCACGAGAATATCGGTGATATGGAGTCGTTCCGTACCCGCGAGCGTTCGTTCCGTGTCTGGTGATCCCCGCTCATATAACGTCAATGCCGTTAAATCGTGGGAATCGCCGTCTACGATTCGCTCCGCATGTACGGTCCAGTCGGCCACTTTACGCCTCGTGTCGCTTCAGGTATGCAGCAGCCCTGGCAAACAGTTTGCGGGAATCGTTAAAACTACCAATTCCAAGATTGCATTTCACGCACAACAATCCACGAACCCGACCTGTTACATGGTCATGGTCCACGGCTAACTCGCAAACTTTGCCTTTCAGAACACGGGTCTCGGGTTTACCGCAGATCGCACAAACTCCGCTTTGGCTCTCCAGAAGAATGTCGTACTGCTCTGGCGTAATCCCGTAGGTATTCTTTAGCCAGCTTTTCCGGTTCAGAGCACGGGAATGAGCCAGATTCTTATGTCGCCATTGTTTACACCGTGCTACACGGCAAGGTTTGCACTCGGCGTAACGGCCCCCACGATAACCCGGAGCTTTCCCAAAGTCACCGATTGGCTTCTCTTGTCCGCACTTTGTACAGACCTTAGTATCCACACTCAGGCCTCTCTCACGAACCCGTGAATGATACACATACTCCGGTTCGATCCTGCACCCGCGAACTTGGGGATCACGGTCTTCGGACAGACGTATGGTATATTGAAATGGATCGTGAGGGGTACACCGGAGGCGATACCCGCACTCACGATATACCTACCCGCAGCCTCGGTATCGGCAACGAGAATCACGTCACCCGCCGTCTCACAGAGAATGAGGACATCGGTGATATGGAGTCGTTCCGTACCCACGAGGGCTCGTTCCGTGTCGGGTGAGCCCATCGTGTATAATTTCAAGACGGTCAACGTCGAGGCGTCTCCGTCTTCGATCAGTTCCCCGTGGCATACATAATCAGTTGACATCAGAGTGTCTCCGTTAAGTCGTGTATCCGTGAATTAGGCAGACATTCAGGTTATCTTCGCTCCCTGAATACCATGGCAGTGTTTGAGCCGGGCAGATAAACGGGGTGGTGAAAGGCACAGAAACCACACCCTGTTTCGGGTAGTTACCACGAAGGATCGTACGGCCGGGTCCGCCTTCTCCGGCGACCACGCTGAACTCCGACTTCTCCGTTTGATAAACGTAAATGTCGGTGATGGCAAGGGATTCCCCTACTCCGAGTTCGACCTCCTCCGTAGCGGTATCTTTGGGCAAGATCGTAAACAGTCGATTCTTAATGCCGTGAACACCCCCATCGACGACAACCTGAGTAGCCGACACGACTGCGAGAATCTGGAACGTCTGCTCGTCGTCATCGTCCGTGGCCGGAAAAGTCAGGGTCTCGCCAACCATACCGCTACAGAAAACATTCTCCTTGGCATAAATATTGCTGAGTGCCATCCCATCCGACCCTTGTGTACACACTGCCAGCCACCCCTCAACATGGCGGTACAGTTTAACAGGAGCGGCGACACTGGCATCACCCTCTACGATCAGTTCCCCGTGGACTGCCTTTGGCATTACAAAGTCTCCAACATGGATCTAACGAAGCGAATAGGCACGTACAGGCCCACAGTGTCCCAGATGCCGCGGTAGGCTGCCACGGCTACGGTCACACCGATGACCTCACCGTTAGCATTAAGCAGGGCACCACCAGAGCAGCCGGGGTACAAACCGGTGTTGGTTACTGTGTATTTCTCATCACCGGCCTTGAAGTCGAACCCGGCGACATGCCCTTTGAACTGGAGGAACGTCCCACCTGCCCATCCCACCGTAACACACGGTTCTTTAACAACCGGTTCAGCGAGGGGTAGGATCACATACTCCGCATCACTGCGGAAGCGAACAAGGGCCACGTCAACGTCGGGATCTTTTCGCATAAGTTCTACAACCACGCCCCCGATCTTGAGCACCGGGACATCGCGAATGAATACCTCTGCGTAGTCCGTCTCCTCGACGCAGTGCTTCGCGGTTATAGCGTACCAGTAGCCGTCCTTCTCAGCCACGACAAAACATGAGCCATGACCGAGGGACTCATCAGCCTCGTCGAACATCTCCAGCAATAGTACACTTTGCTGAAGGTCAACCGGTGGTGCAACGGGCAAGCC